TACCCCCTGCCCCAAACAATCTAATAAGCCCACCAACATGGAGAGCATTAAAGAAAGGCTGCTCACTTGTTACCACATTACCAGCTGAAATCTGCATACGACTAGTACTAGAGATATTTTCATCTCTGAATGGGTACCTCAAGGCTATTGAAGTTGTAGATGGCTCGAAGCCTACAATATTTTGAATGTCGAATGTTGCGACAATAAACCCACCAGATAGAGGTGCTACTATAAAAGGGATTATGACTCCAGAGGTATGTGTGACAAATAGGACATCCCCTATCTGAGTCGAGACATATCCATTAGGGTCAATACCTGGATTATCTGTAAAGTAAGTCACTAATATAGGGTCGATTATTGGAGCCTGACTAACTCCTGCGGAATTTCTCACATCAATAAATGGAGTTATGTTAGAAAACTCAACACCATAGCCCTGATCTGCGGCTACATATGAAGTAAGGGATCCACTAGTCAGCCCACTCTCTATAAGAAACTGAGTGCTTGGACGAAAGGAGGCACCACCTGTCTTTAAAGGGATAAAGTTCTCCATTCGAAGAAGGCCCTTAAAGTATTCTTGCAGGTCTACTCTACCATCTAATCTTTCACTTAGCTCGCCAGAACTAAAATTTGACTGTATTTGACTAAACTTAGACATTAGTACCCTCTAATTGCTGTGAAGTCCGAGATCTCATAAGAGTCGGGTGAGCTGTACTCTTGTGCGCTATCTGATCTAGACTCTCCAAGATACTTCTCTACTTCACCTAAAATGAGCTGAGTCGTTTCATTGTTCTGAGTAATACTATAACACGCTTTGGCAGCGAGAGTGAGGGCAAATGCCTCTATAAATGTATCAGTATATTGAGAAGTATCTGTATTATCATAACCATATAGGACATAGGCCTGTTCCAAATTGGTCAATAATTTACCATCTTCAATAACGAATTGCTGTTTATCTGGGATGAAACCTAAGTTTCCAGGGTGTGCGTTTGAAATAACTCCGGAAGCATCAGCGATGTTCCAAATCTTTATATAGTCAGCAGGTAGAGAGTATTCATACTCAAATCCAAATGCTGGTTTATTTACAAGTTTATTTAATTGGGCTCTCTTAAGAGCAAAGTTCCAAGAGTGATTACGAAGAAGCTTTCTACGAGTCGTATCATAGAGATCATTCATTATCTTAGCTCTTTTATTATTATCCGCAAGACTGTTGATTCTCTCAGTACCTAGGCGGTGGAGAGCTAAATTCACTATTTGTGTTTTCGTTGTCATTCCAACTCCTAAAGAGCCTCATAAGGATGGCGGTCCCTATGAGGCAAATATACATGAGAGACTAATTCTGTGGAGGAATTAGTTTATTACGTATTCTACTTCCCACTCTAATTTCTTACCTGCATCACCTGCACCAACAGTAACTCCACACTCAATAATAATTTGAGTATCTTCAGTCATTCTGTTCCAAAGAAGTGGAGAGTTATTTCCACATCTTTCTAGAGAATCATCAGCAGCCCCGTCAGCATTTACGATTAATCCATCAGGATCAGCAACAGTACCAACTGTAAATGTACCAGCTGAACCAACAGACATGTGATCCACTTTGATCTTACAGTCAGTGATTAAAGCACCTTCTGGTAAGATTAAAGAAAGGATACGATTGTCTGGATTAATTGGGTCCAAACCAACAGCATTAGAGAATCCCCCTACAGGGATCTCAAAAGAATCTTTTAAAATTCTTTTAATTCCAGAGATTTCCCCTGGTTGAATCTTTGCAGATGGCTTAGTTACGTAAGCCAGTGCATAATTTATAGCGTTAACACTCATAATAATCTCCTATTAAAGTTCTAAACAGATTACTTCAACAACTTGCTCTTCTTCCATACGAGTAGCACCAAGAGTTAAAGATCCATATACTTGTTTAGCGTGATGTTTTTGTGGTAGTTCATCGATTCTACCCTTAACATTACGTCCTTTTGCACAAAGAACTCCACGGTTTGCTGTCATAGCAATACATCTACGTCCAGTTCCGATAGCAATTGTACCTGCACCTGCACCGATAGTTCCAAGATCAAGGTTGTAAAGAACCGCAGCTTCGTTGAAATTAAGTAATTCAGTTTCTACGAAAAGGAATCCCATAAATGTATCAACTTCACCCTGAACAAGTGCCTTAACACTGTTGAAATCAGCAGAAGTAACTTCAACAGAAGCTAGTAAGTCATCCATTTGAGCAGCAGCACAAACAAAGATAAGTTTTTCACCTTTCTTGATTGCTTCAGCTTGCTTAAATTTCTTTCTGATAGCTCTAAGAGTTTGGATATTTAACTTATTACCTACAGCACCAGTATCTAGTGCAGTACTAGTAAAGGCCCCAACTTTCTGAGTGTTTGGAAGTGCAACGATTTCCGTTCCACGTCTACCACCGTAAGCATTACCTAGTGCAGCATCGATGATTACTTCATCAGTTTGTCTACCTAGAGAAGCTGCGATAGCCATAGCATATTCAGACTCAGGATTCATGATGATACGAAGCTTATCTTCCTCATCTACTAGATCACTGTCATAGAAGTCTTCCATAGTAACCATACGTCTACTATGTGGAGTATCAGTATGCTTAACATCTGAGTGACGTCCTTCTTTTCTACGTGCAGATCTCTTTCCGATTCTGTCATAAAATTTTGATTCTGATTCTTGAGACTCACTTCTACATAGTGAAGATAGTCTTGATTCTACTTGTTGTGACAAATGAAATACGTTCGCTGAGAACTGATCGATCATTGCCGTTGTAACTTGAAAACTCATATAGTTTCTCCTAAGTTAGGTTAGTAATAAAAATGTTCTGTTTGTTGCGAATGATTATTCCCGTGAGGGGGTCTTTCTAATGAGATATTTGAGTGGGTCACTGAATGTGGTTATCCTAACTCATACTGTATTAGGATAACCGCATTAATAGATTTGAGTCAACTACTTTCCTGCATTTTTATATTCGTACATTTTAGAGATCTCTTTCTTAAGAGCTGCGTTCTCTGGGTGGTTTGGATTGAAGTAGATAGGATTTGCCATAATCTCTCCAATTCTCGCCTCAGCTTCAGCAGGAGTCTTAGCTCCAACAGATGAAGAGTTCTGTACGAATGAGTCTTCAGCATAAAGCTTCTGACCAATATCTGATAAGAAACGTATTAATTTAGTATCATTCCCTAGTCCTGACTCTTCTAGGTACCCCTTAATATCGTCTGAGCCATAGTCCTCGATAACTTTCTTGGCTGAGTTAAGGTTCTTTCCAAAGGCCTCACCCCAATCATCACGAAGTCCTTTGATGTCAGCTTCCATCTTTTCTGATGATTGAGTCTGAGAAGCGGCAATATTTACCCCTACTTTCTCTTCATAGAAAGACATTAGCTTCTGAGCTTTATCCATAGGGATCCTATTCTCGTGAGCTACTTTCTTGAAGTCCTCATAGAATTGCTCTGGAATCTTCGCATCTTCAGTACGATCTACCTTGTATTCGTTAGGGTCAATCTTGAAGTTGAATAGTTGTTCGTGGATTGAGTCCCACTCTTCAGCCGTAGAGTTCTCAGTAGGTACGATAATTTTATCTGAACCTATTGATTTCTGCCCATGTACATACGACTTAATCATGTTGGCGAAGTTAACTTCCCCTGATTCTTTGTCTACGAAAGACTTAAGTGATGGCTCTAGGTCCATCCCTTCTGCCATTCCTTCAGGCCATTTTACGGCTAAGTCTCCATATACAGGATGACTAACGGGCGCAGCCCCGTCATTTACTGGAGTAGTTTCGTCTGTTACTGTTTGTGTCTCGCCTAGCATTGTTTGTTCTGTCATTATTCCTCCATTGAATATTCATCTTGAGTTTTTTGAAACATCTCTCTGAACTTAACCATGTCGATGTCTATCTTCTCCATGATTAAATTGACAACACTTCTCTGTCCTTCCTTAAAGTACATCTTGTTAGAATTTTCTGAGAATGTGCCATCGATAATGTGAAACTCTGCCATTAATGCTCTCAGTACCGCTTCGCCATCTGGTCCTGAGAACACCTTCTTAAATAACAGAATTAATCTCTCTTGTTCTTTTTCTTTATTCTTGTTGTCCATGTTCCGCCACCACTGGTCCTGCCTTCTGAATAACTTCAGCTTCCGCTTGAGCTTGTTCAGCCTGCATTTGTTGTTGTTGAAGTTCGGCTCTCTCCTGCCTGATCTTCTTTACTTCATCCTCACTTCGAATAAATCTCTGATCCACTCCAAGTGTATTAGCATTATGTCTGAAAGCTGCATCACCGTCAATATTATCGAATATCTCTGGTTGAGCTTCAAGAAGTACACCTACTGTATTCATTGCTCTGTTAAGGTTCTCTGTCTCAGAAGAAAGCTGTGCCTTAGCAATAGAAGAAGTATACTTAATACCTACGTTCTTAGCTTGGGCCAATTCCTCTGGAGCCTCTGGAAGATTACCACCATCCTCAAGAATCTGGAAAACCCTGTCTATCACTGGAGTTAGAAGCTCTCTATCAAGTCGAACAAGAATAGCTGAGAGCTCTCTAAGTTGTTCATCTCTACGTTGAACTACTTCTGTCGCTGTCATTCTATCATTCTCAATAAGAGTCAATTGCTTAT